GCGGTAGCATCTGCGCCACCAAGTAATGTACCAGAAGCCCATGAACCATTAGCACAAGTATCTGTACTGGCTACATTCATTTGAGTACCTTTGATTCTGGCAGTTACCGTAACTGCCCAATCAGCTACAATTAATGAAGCAACAGCGTCAAATAATCCGTTCATCTCTGTTTCAATAGCAGCTGCAAGAGCGACACATGCGGATTGCTTATCGACATTACCTGCTACATTGACTTTTATATTGCCCGCAGTTATCGTATTATTTGTGTCAAACTCAAAAATCGTAGTATCAATAGTTACAGTTTCACCATCGGAGACACTATCCGTCAGAGTAAAAACACCTACTGCAACATCAGCGCCAGCTGCTCCCGATAAGTCCAGTAGGATATTTCCTTCAGTAACTTCGCCATCATAATCCGCTTCGTAGGTTTCATCACCTATATCAAATGTTTCACCTTCACCAACATCACTTGATAATGTTAGCTTTGCAGTTGCCTGTGTTTTTGTGCCGGCAGAGATATCAACAGTAATATTGCCTTCTATAACAGAGGCATCGGCATCGAGTTCATATACTTCATCCCCTATTGTTACAGTTTCGCCATCATCTGCTGTGCCAGTTATACCTAATTTTTTATTTGCAGCAACAGCATTGACAGGTGTAGCTTCGTTAAGTACGATATCCTGTAATGCAGTATCTGCAAGACCAAGAGTAGTTTGAACCGCTGCTACCAGATCAGATTTTGGTATTCCGAGAGCAGGCTTTTGGTAAGCACTATCAGCAAGACCAAGACTTGTACCAACCGCAGTAGCCATATCAGTTGAGGGTATTTTATCTACTGGTAATTGATATGCACTATCAGCTTTCCCGAGGCTTGTCTGCACCCCTGTAGTAGTATCGGAAGCCGGAATACCTTCTGCTGGTTTTGTATATTTTCCATTGGCTGTACTTTGTGCTGTATTGGCATTGCTATCAACTTCGTTAATAGCACCTACTACTGAGGCTTTTTCTTCTGTAGTAAGTGAACTCAAAGCACCCACTTTAACAGCAGTAGCCAATTTTGCATTGGTTATTGAGCCATCTGCCACAGTACCAACTACCCCAAGTTCGAGGTCATCAATAGTCTTATTAATATCCTCGTAGACTGTTTTCATCGTTCTACGCAACGGTTTTTTTCTAAATATTTCACCCATGATATTTCCTTTCTTATGTGACCTTTAGATTCTGCCACCACAGGTTAATTAAAATCCATGATGGCAGTTTATATTATTTTACTTACTTTAATTTATTCTGTTTCTTCAACAGCCTTTGAGACCAGCGCTACCAGTCTAATATTCTTAGACTCATACACTCTATCCCATTCGGTTAATACTTCAACTTCTGCATTGGTAGGACTTTCTCCATCGATGCTATCATTCTGGAAAGCTATACCTCTTGGATGCAGTACAAAGTGACGTCTGTTGATCAGAATATCATCACCCTGCAAGCTATCCCTGTCAGTTTCAGTTGGTACAGGTGCAGCCCCATCGCCGTATCCTATTGCGCCGGCCCCGAATAGATAAGTAGTATAATCTCCTGCATCTTCAGGACATCCGTCATCAAGGATGATGGTTTTATTTAAGTATGTACCAAAGCCGATATTCTGTACATTGGTAGGAGTAAAGTCAATCAGATTCTGTCTTTGCAGTTCTGCATATATAGCAGAGTGTATCATCATAGCGGTAAGCCCCAGCATTGCGTCACCCATTAAAGCAGCAGCAGTTATTACAGTGCCGCCGGTTATATGACTCTTGCCTGCTCCATCACCGGAGATATCAAGTACATGGTCTGAATTATCCTGGTCAACATTATCTGCAAATACACCTTTAAGAATTGACAGAAGTAAAGCCTGCTGCATTCTTGCCCAGTAAGCGGCTACCATGTCTCCTATAACTCTCATTGGATCAGCGCCTGCCAAAGCCTTAGCCAAGTCATTTACGCCCCATGCCTTGCCTCTCATAAATAGAGCTGCAATGTCCTGACCCGACCCGATAGCATTTACGCTTAACGGATTTGTGTCATCAAGCACTTCATCAGCGCCAGACAGGTCAGTAAAGAACGGCATATTGATTAACTTGCCGCCTGCTGTTGCCAGTTTGTTTAAATTTGCGTCAGGTTTGATTATGCCTGATGTTACTAAATTTGAGAGTTCCGCTGTTCTCTCTACTACATACGGATTAAAAATTTCCGGTACGATAATGTCTGTTACTTTTAAACTAGGCATTTTTTATTTCCTTTCAAATTATTTTATTATTTTGCTTGTGATTTTAAGACCTTTGCCAACTCTGGATTTTCATACTTCTGTATCAGAACTTCCGCAGGAATCCCTAAACCTTCAGATAATGCTCTCACCATATTAAGAGTTAGTTGACGTTTGCCTGAAAGAATTTCTGATACTCTACTTCGACTTCCAATATAAGGTGTTAGATCAATCGGTTTGAGACCAGTTTGTTCCATTCTAAATCTAATTGCATCTATTGGACTAGGAAGCTCCTCTGGCAATATTTTTGATTCATAGTCTTTAATTAGAGTGCTAAGAAGATTAAGCTTTTCGCCTTCTTCAGAATCAGGATCAGGATCATGAATCATTAACCTCTCAACTAATTGAAGAGCTTCTTCATAATCTTTTTCGTTTTTTATGACTTTTATTTTACTCATTTTTTATCTCTAATTAATTTTCCAATTATTATATTATTTTGCTTGTGATTTTAAGACCTTTGCCAACTCTGGATTTTCCTTTAAGATTTTACCCTGCTCGGACAGATTCAGTGTTTCCTTCGACCATGGATTCTTACCTTTATAATCAGGCTTGCCCTCCTCTGGTGGCCCAGTACCTGAAACTGTAGTATCTCCAAATAGGTAATCGTCTGTTTCCTTCAATTTGTTGACCTGCTCCTCCAGTCCAGTGAAAGTCTCATCATCATTTAATTTTAATTTATCTACTGCAAGCAAGGCTTTAACCGCCTTTACATTCTTAACCTTGAAGTCTCTTAATTTCAACTCCAGGGCAAAGTCAAATTTCTGTTTTATTGTCTTGATTTCTGCGTCATCTTTGACTTTCTTATTCTCTCCTTGCAGTTCTTCTATTTTAGCAGTTAGCTCCGAATTATCCTTTACCTGTTTTTTTAATGTATCAAGCTGCCCGTCCCGTTCATCAAGTTGAACTTTCAGAGCTTTCACTTCCTCATTTACTGTGTTAAATTTTTCCTTCGGAATAAAATACTTAGGCAATTCTTTTTGTATCTGGTCTTGCCTGTCCTCAATACTTAAGTCTGCAATAGTTAATATTTCCTTAAGCCATTCCATTTGTAACCTCCTAATATACTTTTTTATGCTGGTAGTACCAGCTGTTAGTTTACGCTTCTTTATGCTCTGGCCTTTAAAAAGAGCTATTGTAAAACTATAAAATTGAATAGAATAATATTAATAATAATCGCTGCTTATAAAATGTTGATGCAATAAATATCTCATTGAAGCATTGCATGATTTATGGCGTAAATATTTTAATAATACGGTACATAGGTAATTTAGGATTACTTTAATTAATTTATATAATTTATATTTGATAATACTGTCTATGTGTAAGATTATGGATTTCATATCATTAATGTATTATTTTTTATCCTTACCCTTACAGTGGCTTATTAGATATAGGAACACTGCAAAGCCTATTAAAAATATTGATATACCGACTGGAGAACCCCATCCTATAAATTCCATGATTTACCTTTCTATACTTTTTGTATTTTCAAACCTTTAGCTGCTTGCCAGTCCTCATAATTTGTATAATCTATAATCTTGCCACGCTGGCCTTCTACATCCCGTGCATATCGTTTCTCAGGTTGATATCCTTTAAGCTCAAAGCGTGTTGTGCAACGGCAGTTACAGTCCTCAGCAGCGTCCCCCATCATTCCCGGGCCCGGACCTGTTGCCCCTGTTAATGGTGATGTAAAATCCTCATCGACTTCAACCTTAATCTGGTCTAATGATTGATGGCTGTCTCTTGTCCTACCGTCTAAAGTAGCCTCCCAGACTTTCCACATCTCAACACCCTTTTCTGCTGCATGATAACCTGATTCTAACGTTCCCTGACTCTGACAACGGTGCGCCTCTGTTCTTGCTACCACTAAAGCCTTATAAGCATCGCCCTCTAAAGCACCCTTAAATCTCTTGGCCATTTTAGAATAAGACTCGCCTTTAATTAAACCCTGTGTAATTTCCTGTCTTATCTTTAAAATTATATTTACTCTATTTTTAGCAAGCGTCTCGTTTAGCGTCAAGCCTGATATAGGATTCTGCACAGCTGCTTTAATTACATCAGGATTTATCAAGCCGTATCCTAATTTAGCCTGTAAGCCTGATTCAAAAAAATATGCAGTCCTGTAATAACTCTCCTGATATACTTCGCTTGCCAACCCCTGGATTAGCTTAGCATTCTTGCCGGTGATGTCTTTTAGGTTCTTCTCAATAGACTTAATAAGCTCATCATATCGGTTATACTTTGCCATTTCAGCGTAAGTTAAAACACCTTCAACAGCGTATTTCTCATTGAGCAGAGCAACCCTGGTTCGTATATCCTTTAAGGCAAGTTTGTAATTTGCTACAACTTCGGCCTCAACATCTTTAGTAAGTTTTGCAACTGCTTTGTCAATATCACTCATTGTTATTTTCCAATTAAAAAGTACCTTTCGAGTGCCAAATTAATTAATTTTTAATTTATATTATTACATTTCCCCATTGATGACATTTTATATAACATATTTGCGGTTTCAATATTGGATTCTCCTTTATTGATATCAGCTATTTTTTTTAAAATATCTTCTTCGCTATTGCCAGTTATATACCTAATTTTGGCTATAACTTTTTGATATTCCATCATTCCTTTTATTATGTTTATCGCTATCCCACTTCTAAACATATTTAGATAAGTATCAAATTTCATTTTACTTCTCCAACCCCTTTTCCACCAACTCAACAATTATACCATTTACACTATTTCTGCTATCTGAATGTATTTGCCATATTTTGTTATAGAGTTCCATAGGGAGGCGCAAGGTTAAGATTTTCATATTGACACCTCGGCATAAAGTTTAGTATTAAAACCCTTATCTTGCTTTTGACAATCAGCAATAACATATCTATGCCATATAGAGTAATTACCATTTTTTAAAAGCAATCCGTTATAAGCATTTTCAAATTCAATTTCACCCTCTGCAAATAGTTTTACTGAATGTTTTTTTATATCTTCAAATATTTCTTCTGCAATTAATTTATCTTCATCATCTAAATCGGATTGCATAATAATATCTCTTAATAACTCCCTATCTTCTTTTGATATCAAATAATCCATTATTTAACCACCCCTTGATATCTCTGCACTCTTGACCCGCATATCGGGCAATATCTTCTTGGCTTTATAAACCAAGTGTAAGGCAAATAAAATACCCCAAAGCATAGTAAAAATACACCCCAGCTGAAACCGCTTTTAACAGGTCTCACATTTTGCTTACAATTCGGACAGTACTTCATTTTGCCACCTCGTTAAGTTCAGGATTATCATAGATGTTGCCGATAACTTCTGAAACTTCATAAACCAAATCAATAGTTTCTTCTATGCCCTCACTATCCTCAATGTTATAACCACCTTCATTAAAAACGACTACTGCATCTTCGGACTCTGGATAGTTATTGCGTAAAATATCTTCCCCATAAATCTCTTTTTTATTCTTATCAAGTAAGCCTGTAAATTGACCGACGGTTTTATAATCAACTTTTACATGACATTGCATTATTCCGCTACCGACACCGCCACTTTCCTGTTGTAAGGCAGTAATAATAATTCCGCACTCATTATCTCTATCAAAATAATAGTAGCCATATACCCAATCACCCTTTTCAATTCCTTCAATTTGAGTATCAAAATCCTCTATAGCTTTTGCTCTAAATTTAATCTCTCGCATTAGACTCCTTTATAATTAATTATATTAAGTCTATTATTATATAATGATGTCAATATGTCAAGTGTTATTCAGTACCTATACCTAAATCTATTACCGGCTGTTCTTGACTCATGCGGTCTTCTTCTTCCTGTGGATTTTCAGTCCATGGATGATTACTGATAATGGTTCTTTTTGAAATTATACCCAGACTATTAGAGGCCATCTCTACCATTTCAGCCTCGTTGATTAACATTGACTTGTTGAATACAATATTAATCTGCGTCGGATCATATACTTTATTTCTTGCAATCTGCTCATATAAGGCTACAAATTCAATGACGTCCCTAAGCCCCCTTCTAAACTTACGCTCTACTATCCCGCTTTTTAAATCAAGCAGTCCGTACATAAACTTCAAAGCTACTCCAGAAGCGTTGCCAAAATCTTTATTCTTAACATTTACACCCTGCCCGAATAAGAATATATTTTCTTCAAGTCTATTGGCGAACTCATTAAATGCAGCTATCGGAATATCCTGCGCCAGGGTATCAATTCCGCCACCCTCTGACACTTTAATCAGTTTATGGTATCTTAGGTTCTCCATCAGCTCTTTATTGTCAGAGCCATCATAACCCTTGATTATCATTACTAACTTTTGAAGCTCTGCAAAATCATTGGCAATATCGGAGTTAATTAAATCGTATATGTCTATGAGTTCTTTATAATATTTCAGGTCATTGTTGCACTCTTCGTTATTCTTAAAACATACAAACGGTACTTTATCCCAGCCAAGCCCCTTGCCATTTTTATAATAATGCGGTGCCGGATTAATCTCATAGTCAGGGTCAAGTATAAACTCGCCGCCGTCAATCTCTATAAAATATGTAACATCGGTTTGTGTCCACCATTCAGCCTTTATAAAATCCTTATCGTAAGCTGTCATTGTGTAGTACCGTATGACTTCAACTAATTCCTTTTGGCTTACAGTTTCCCATATACCTATAATCTCTTCGGAGGGTATCTTGGTATATCTAAACTTACCTATTCCCTTGTCAACCTTATCGATATAAACCTGCAGCCATGCCAAGCCTTTATTTGAGGCTTCCTTTACAAGCTCTGCTGCTTCATCGTCAAAGTCATCTTCTAAAGTGTTGTTTATAATATCGGCAAATTGTTTATCTAGCGCATTATCGCTTGCGGCCAGAAACGATATCGGATTTCCTGCAAGGTAAGCGGACTTCTGGTCAACTAGAATCTTATGCCAGTTATGAGATAGTTTATTGTTTATCTTATCCTCATCTTCAACCTGTGCGCCGTCTTCCCAGTAGTATAATTTTCTTGATTTTATATCATTGTCATTATTGTAATAATTCTCACCGTTTATCATATCCAGCGTGTAATGCTGGTCTATGAGGTCTCTAACTATCAGCCCCTTAAACCCGGGCTCTTCTGATAACCCGTAATCTTCTATATCCGATACTGTAAAATTATTTAAAGTCATGTTGTATCCTTAGTAGGTTATTTATTTATACAAATTCAAAACTCTTTATTTTGCTAATCATTTCCGCTATTCCTGAAATTGTGTCTGCTGAATCATCAAACTTATTCTTGCCTTCCTTCTGGTAAGACGTCAAGTCTCTGTAGAACTCCGGCCATCTGTCCTTCCAATTAAGCGGAAAATATATATGTTCCTGTACAAATGCGGATGCCGAGAATATCCTTGCTTCCTTATTTTTAGTCTGCGTGAACCATTTAATAACGGTCTGTTTTGATTGATGTTTTTCCCAGAGCAATCTTTGCAGCGCTCTTGCAAAACCTCTGCCGCCGTTATTGGATTCAATCTGCGCCAAGTTTACCTTGTTATCGTATAAAAACTTTGCTGTTGCAGGCTCGGTTATCTCCATACCTTCCTGCGTGTAGAGTACGTCTAAAATATAAGCCTCACCGTTATACTCACCGAATACTATCGAGCATAACCAATCCTTGCCGGTGTCTGCTGTATCAGTGTAGTTGAGTACTCTCTTAATTGTTACAGGCAGCTTATCGTAAGTCTTTAATTGTTTATATAAAATCCCCTGCAGGTCTATAGGTTTCTGATGATAGTTTGCCTCAAATATCATATCAACCATTTGAGACCGTAGATTCAAATAACGCTCATGAGACAGAAAGTCATCACATAACATCTTGCCTGTTGCCTCGTTGTAGGCTTCCATGCTTAAGACATACCAATCATCTTTATATTCACCTTCCAGGATACGGCCGCATAAGTCTTTTTTAGACCAGCGCGTCATGTTGATGATTTCTAAAGCCTCGCCTGCCTGTCCTGATGTTCTTGACAGGAAAGTTGAAGTATACCATGTCCAGAGCTTATCAAGGTGATTTTCATTTAAGGCTTCTTCAGCGCCTTTTAAAATATCATCAACTATCAGACAATTATGGACGAGTATTCCATTTGCAAAGAAGTTATTTGTTTCTTCAATTTCGATGTCATAGACTTTGATTGATTTTCCGCTAATATTTTCAACTGCGGAAATGGATTCTTCTTCGACTTGTGATATATTATATGACAACCATTGCAAAGAGTTATAAGATTTTCCGATACATTGTTCTTCTTGTTTTCGTCTATATGATGAACAAGCAAACTGCTTTCTATTCCACAAATCATACAATGACTGCCATCTCTTTTTTTTATTAAAGAGCGTATTTTGTTGAATAAAATTGTACAAAGTTCTCCATGTCGATAATTTGAATTCCCTTTGTCCCTCATTTTTCTTGAATGTCTTTTGTTTGCACAATCTCTGCTGCAAAACATTGTGTATTTTGAAATAGGTTGAAATTCTTTTCCACAAATCATACAATTTTTTGGTTTTAATTTGCGGACTCTGTTTGCTCTTCTGCAATCCTTTGAACAATATTTTGCATTCATGTGGGGCCTTGGTAATGGCTTGCCACAATTTACACACTTTTTTCTGTTCTTTATTGCGTGATGATTCTGACTGCATTTTGCGGAGCAATAAGTATCTACGCAACCTCTTTCTAAAGCTTTCTCCTGCAAATAATTTTGACGTTCGAAGTCTTTGCCACAATAAGAACAAATTAATTTTATCGTATTTTTTCTTACTGTCTGATAGCAGTCCCGACACATCAGACCGCCCCTGCCTTTTGTCTTTCCACAAATTAAACAGATTTTGTTGCTTCTTGACTTCACAGGTCTTAATCCTGTTTCCTTGTCTAAGAAAATCCGCCTGCCTGTATCCTTGTTCACAGAAAATAAGATGCTCTCTTGTTGTTGTAAGTGTTTTTCCTCTGGTTGTTTTAATTCTTGTAAATTCATTTGACCATTTCTCCTTACTGGCTTTTATTTTTCTATATACCAGTTTATCGCTTTTATGGTCATATGACAAGACAAGAGGTAATGTTTTAAGCTTTATTAACTTTTCAATATTAATATCGCCTATTTCTGTTTTTATCTTAGTTCCTACAGGTAAGCAAGTGCCGCCACGTCCGGTAATTCCGGACCCGACACCGGCGCCAATATAATTAAAAAACTGTCCTTCAAGCGCCCACTTCTGAAACGAGGCATTACCATGTTCTATTTTAGTTTGAGGAAATATATCAGAATAAATTATATCCTCATCAAAATTACGTTGACTATCTATTCCGTCCCTTGTATACCGGCTAAAATCAGATGCTACATCATCGTTGTATGAACAGGCTATAATCCGCTCACTGTTATTCTTGCCGAGTATCCATTCGCAGAAATTAACCAAGGTTCTCGTTTTCCCCATTCTTGGCGGAATATTAATCATCAGCTTCTTATAAGGCTTATCTCCATTTAGAAGTTTGCCATTATAGAAGTCATCCAGGGTCTGACAAAGTTTTACTAAGTGCTCATGTTTATCAATATAGTAGTCTGGAGCCATGAGTTTACAGAACTCCCAGAAGCTGCGCCTTGCAAGCTCAATTCTTGCCTGTCTTTGTATTTGCTTTTTTATTTGAGGATTTATTTTTAATTTTACTGTCATATGCTAAAGCTTTAATTTCTTCTATGGTAAGTCCTGATAGGTCAAGGCTTTGATTTAAGTTACCTTCAATTTCTGTATATGATTTATCAGGTACAAACTTTTTCATTAAGGCAATCATTACACTTGGTTCTTTATAGGCCATTCTGGCAAATCTTTGGAATACTCCAACACCGCCTTCTTCTATGGCAAGTTTTTCTTCTAACTCAATGGCTTCTTCTAACATTGATATACAGAATTTATTCTTTGAGCCGTTAGGCCTACCAGGATTATTTTCCTTAAATCCCTTTTTACCTTTTTCAGCATAATCTAATGTACTTAAAATGTTTTTATCATTATTTTTATCCATTGCTACTCACACTTTTCAGAGCTCTATTAGTTTCCACAATAGCGCTTTTAT